GAGTTACACCCACACGGGCAAAAACGTCACGGTTTGCACCCCCGACTGGGTAACAGCCCGAACACCCCCAACAAAGTTTGAGCGCATTGTGTGCATATGCACCGATGCCCAACCAATTCAAGCGGAGATGACATGAAAACATATGAAATAGAACTGCGCCGCACCAGCTACACCGTAGTGACTGTGGAAGCGGAGAACGAGGAAGCTGCCGAGACCCTTGCATGGGCCGAGTTGGAGAAGCATGAGCACAAGGACGGCTACGGCGACTGGGCCATTGAGTCAGTCGAGGAGACGACATGAAAACATCAGAGTTAACCGGAGCTGCCCTCGACTGGGCGGTGGCGAAGTGTGAGGGTATTGAGTTCAGGAAGGACGACGTGCGGTTTCGTGGTGCATACGCCAGAAAGTACTCAACCGATTGGGCGCAAGCTGGGGTGATTATTGAGCGGGAAAAGATTTCGTTAAAGCACTATCGGGAGGATTCATACGATTTGTATGCGGGTAAGTGGGAAGCAGGGCATCCCGAGTGCGACCACGAAACAGGCGACACACCCTTAATAGCAGCCATGCGTTGCTACGTTGCCAGCATTTTGGGTGATGAAGTTGATATACCAAAGGAGTTGCAATGACAGAAGATAACACAGGGTTTTCACACATCAACCACACGTTTGGAACGGGTAAGCATATGGACAGGTTCGACCACATGGAGGAGATATTCATGCCTGACACACAAGGCAATGATAAGCCACTACTACCGTTCAGTGAGTACATAGTGGAGTGGGGCTATCACGATATGTTCAAGGAATCATTGGACAGCCCCAACGGGATACTGGACAAGATGTTCAAGAAGTACGGCAAGCACTACAAAGCCGTATATAGCATCCCATGTAAGGGTGGAGCGGTAATGAGAGTATCTGTTGTCTGTGGAAACAATTTCTACTCAGAGCCTAACGCACCCTACGAGGTGCGGTGTCCACGCATTGATGAGGATAGTGACGAGCCACTACGCAACCAGACGGACGAGGACTTGATGGTAACGCTAGCGAAACTAATAGCATACGCAAAGGAGTATTGAGATGGGATACAGATCAGACGTAGCGTACACGGTGCGCTTCAAAAGCGACCACGATACCAACAACACACATTCGTTCTTTACATTCTTAGCTGAGATCAAGTGTGATCCATTGGCGTCATCTGCGCTAGATGAGGTGACCGTGCTTGAGAGCAGGCAAGAGATCAACTTCAGTTGTGAGAGTACTAAGTGGTACGACTCATATGAAGAGGTGAAGGCACACGAGCGCATCATTGAGATTGCCGATGAATGGTGTAACGACCCAGATAACAACTCAGGTATCTGGTACACGTTTGCTCGCGTGGGGGAGGAAATGGAAGACAACGATTACCGACAAAATTCTAGCACTGGAGCAACGTATGACTATGACGCGGTACATATCAGCCGCCAGATTGTCACGGACTGGGATTAAAGTTTTTTGTATAAACCCTTGACACAAAGGTAAAGTTATACTATAATAGAAGTTAGAAGGGCAGGGAGTTCCTTAACTCATGTCTTACTTAGTGTTCCACGGTGACGTGGAATTTGTTTTTGCAAACGGAGATTTATTATGAACATGGAATTGAATAAACCTAACCACCTTATCAGCCTCGCTTCTAGCGGCGTGTTGGTGAGTGTGGATGTGAACGTGTGGTCGGCTACCAAGCAAGACCGAGGCATCAGCAATGAAGTTACTTTGGCAAAGCGCGCTGACCAGTCGGCGGGTAGGTACGTTAAGAACCTCTTAGCTGATAACCCCAAGCACAAGGCTATCGTGAACTATAGACAGACTGTCTACAACTGGGTAAAGCGTCGCACGTATCGGTGGAACAATAGTCAGGACTTACTACCTAGCATTGACGTGCCTAAGTTCAAGCAAGAGTACCGTGAACACGAGGCTCAGTTTGGTTTGCTGATTAGTGCGTTCCTTAGCGAGTACAACAGCATTGTGAGTGACATGGCGTTCAAGCAGGGAGACATGTTCAACAGGGATGACTATCCTGCACAAGAGGAACTGGTGTCTAAGTTCGGCGTGCGCCTCTATGTATCGGAAGTCCCCATGAACGACTGGCGTTGTAACATCGCTAAGGACATAGCTGACGATCTGTTTGCGACTTATAGCAATCAGGCTGAGGAAATAGTGTCCCACGTGATGATGGAACAGCAATCAAGATTCGTTGAGGTGATGAAGTCAATCAGCCATTGTTGCGGGGTAGATGAGACAGAAGTGGATGGCGAGGTCAAGGCTAAGAAGCGCAAGATCTACGACACTACCATAGAGAAAGCACGGGAGATGTGTGAGACATTCAAGGGGTTCAACCTGAGTGGTTCTAAGGAGCTGGAAGAGGCACGAGCGTCTCTGGAGAAAGCACTAGATGGTGTGGACGCCAAGACTATCCGTGAGAGTGAAGCTGTACGCTCGGCAGTCAAGGAAGACATCGACGACATCCTTGGTAAGTTCAGTGCGTTCAAGTGTGTTTGAGTAGGTACTCCAGTTAAGTTTTTAATCAGTAAAGAAAGTAATAAATCATGTCAAAAGTAAATATGTTGGAAGAGATGTCAATAGACGAGTTGCGAGGGTTCATTCCACTAGTGGGTGGAGAACTAACTGTGGTTGTGCAGTCAGAACCCGGATGTGGCAAGTCCTCGCTGTTATCTATGATAGCCGCAGACAACGGTGACAAGTGGCGCAGTCCCAAGGATGGCTACAACATCGAGGGTGACAAGTACGATTATGTATACGTTGACTGCCCTGTGAAGGACATGAGCGACATAGGTATGACTATCCCCAACCATGTGACCAAGCAGTTGGAGTACTACGTTGCTGAGTTGTTCAATACCAAGAGCAACAAGCCCAAGTGCATTCTGCTCGACGAGTTGATGAAGTCTCCCAAGCTGATGCAGATCATCTATACCCGCCTGATGTTGGAGAGAATGTTAGGTGATAAGCCACTGCCTGATGGGGCGGAGTTAAAGAGCATTGTGTTTGCAACGTCTAATAATGCCTCAGATGGTGTCGGTGACTCCATGCTTGCCCATGCAGGTAATCGTGTATGTATCGTGCCAATGAGCAAGCCAACGGTAAGTGAGTGGCTGACGTGGGCGGGTCAAACAATAACTATTGGTGACAAGGTACAGGCGCGTGTGTCCCGTGTGATTCGTGCGGCGGTGTCGATGTTCCCCAAGTGTCTGTCAAGCTACAAGCATAGTGACCAGAAAGATAATCCATACATCTTCAAGCCAAGCATGACTAGCCTGTCTTTCGTCTCGCCTCGCTCTCTCGCTAAGGCTGATGTGATTATCCGTAACAAGGACAAGATCTCAGAAAATGCCTTGAAGGTAGGTCTAGCAGGTACTGTGGGTGCGGCGTTCGCGGCTGACATGGCGGCGTTCATCTCACTAGAGAGTACCTTGATACAAGTGGATGACATCATCAAGAATCCAGAGCATATCACTATGCCCATAGACATTAGCGCGCAGTTGATGATTATGTTTCAGGCAGTGGATACTCTGAAGACACAGGATGAGTTGAGTAAGTTTATGACGTTCGTAGAGCGCATCCCGTCTGAAGAAATTCAAGGCGTGTTCTTCACTATGGCGATGCGTACACCATCAATGCTCCGCTTGGCGCGTAACAACGAGAAGATCTCTAAGTGGGCAGAGAACAACCATGACATGTTTTAAGGAGTAAGTATGTCTGATCTAGAAGTAGTCTTATTGATAGGAAACGCAGTACTTACTGCCATTTATTTCACACAGTTGTCAAGCGCTAAACGAGAGAAGAACATGATCAGGGAAATCTTTCTAGCCATTGGTAAGGGTGAGATAAAGGTAGTGGTCGATGATAGTAAACACACAATCACATTGAAGGATCTAACATGACTAAAGATGCACAAGAGACACGCATCAAGCGTGGGCACATGACACTAATGAAGCACCGAGACACTGCGCTCTACTCAGGCGTGATGCTCATGGGCAGTAGTGAGGTTGCGGATAACGTGCCCACTGCTTACACCGATGGTGTCAACAAGAAATATGGTCGTAAGTTTTTGGAGAGTATCGCTGATGAGTCTAAAGTACGAGGCTTGATCCTCCACGAGAATCTTCATGTGGCGTTGAAGCAAGTAGCACACGGCAGATCCATGTTCAATGACAACCCTAAGCTAGCCAACCTAGCGGCAGACTTTGTGGTGAACGATGTCATTGTCAACATCACAGCTACGCTACCCAATTCGCGTGAACGTCTAGTCGAGTTGCCCGATGGTGGATTCTATGACCCCATGTTTCACGACTGGAGTATGCGTCAGGTGTTTAACTATCTGAAGAAGAACTGTAAGGACAAACAGCCTAGTGATGGTGATGGCTCAGGTAACGCTCCACCCCAAGGTGGAAACCCAGATAACGGCAAGGGTGGTGAGGTTGAGGTCAATGGCAAGACGTATGACTTATCCGATGGAGATGAGCATGACTTCCCTACTGAGGGTGATACCAAAGACATTAACGACAAGGTAGACCGTGCGTTGCGTGAGGGCGGGATGCTTGCGGGTCGCATGGGGGGGAATATGCCACGTGTGATCTCAGACCTGTTAACCCCGAAGGTTGATTGGCGTGAAGCACTACGTGAGTTTGTTTCTTCAGCCATTAAAGGTAAGGATGAATTCACTTGGCGGCGCATGAACAAACGTCACCTTGCCAACGATGTGTATCTACCTAGTATGGAGAACGAGACGATAGGAGAGATTATTGTAGCTATTGATACATCAGGCTCTATTGGCTCACATGAGATAACTGAGTTCGCCACGGAACTGGCATCTATCTGCGATGTCGTGTCACCCGAACGTGTCCGTGTTTTGTGGTGGGATACCAAAGTACATGGTGAGCAGATCTTTGATGGACAGTACAACGACATTGCAAGTTTACTCAAGCCACGCGGTGGTGGTGGAACACGAGCAAGTTGTGTGAATGAATACATCAACCAAGAAAAGCTAACGGCTGAGTGTGTGTTGATGTTCACCGATGGCTATCTTGAGAGCGACTTGCATTGGGCGATTCCCTGCCCAACCCTGTGGATGATTACCCGCAATAACAGCTTTGAACCACCCGTGGGTAAGAGTGTATTTTTTGATAATGAATAAGGAGAAACATTATGATGTATTGGAATTATGACCGACTGACTGAGATAACAAGTAAGAATCCACCCTTCCGTGGGACGCCAAATAAGTTTCCTTGGGATTATAAAAGACGCAGTGCAAAGTGTATCTATGTGTCAGCTAAGAAATCAATTCTGAAAGAGTTATACAGGCGCAACCCAATCTTTACCGAGCGAGAGTTCAAGGCGGGTGAGACGTACCCTGCGAGTACATGGGGCATTACCTTGCGCGTAGATGGAAAGGAAGTAGAGCAATGTTATTAACAAAAGAAATACTCATAGAGGTTAGGGATGTGTATGGGCAAGAGAAATACTACCCTGCCTGCGATGTGTCTAGGATATTTACAAGGCTAACACACACTACTACGCTAACGCCCGTGGCTATTGGTCACATCAAGAAGCTTGGCTACGAAGTCAAGATTAAACAACGTGAAATTTAAGGAGATCGACATGACTATGGAAAGATTTATGCTAGACGGATACCGTGACCCAGAACTGTATCAAGTGTTGAAAGACTCAGTTACGTTCCCACTGGTACGTGAGATGGAATTTAAGTATGGACTGAAGGTGCTGAAGAAAGGCGCAATCCGTGGGGCAAAGACGGGTCAAAATAGTGACTCATGGGTGCTGGCACACACGAACGGTGTAGTGATTGGTGAGGTCTACATGGATAAAGTGTATGACTCGAAAAAAGATGCAGATGTAAATACCTATATGTTCTATACCCCGCACTTTGCTAAAAATCGTGGGCGTGGATCAGACGAAAGAAACACCATACAGAGTACTAAGATTAGTGGGCTAATGGCAGCAATCAAACGATACCACGCAATCAAAACCTCAGATGACCATAGTATGGTGTTAGCAAAAAGAGCAAAGGAAGCCGCTAGGCTTATGAGCCGCGAGTTGGGTGACACAACAAAGTCTACCTCTGAACTATCAGGCGATGAGATTCATGCGCTACTTTCTTACCATCTAGGGGAAAGTCCTAATAAACATACCCTTGCGTTAGACAGAAATAGATGTCAAAATATACTTGACAAATACGAAGCAGCAGATAGAATCTGGGAACGCAAAAAAGAAGAGATCTCCCGTGCTTTTAAGACTCCGTTCTACATAGTAGGAGTAGATAGAACTGGAGAGTTTCTCGTAGGTAAAGCGGCTTACCCTAACGCGTCATACGATGACGTAGGGCAGGTAGTAATAACACAAGACTTCAAACGGTACAAGAGTATTGCAGAAACAGAAGACGGCAGTCTAATGGCGGTAAGCACCATGATAAAAGTGGCATATGAGAATAATTCAGGAAGTACCCTACATGGTTTTCCTATCACAGATAAGTATAACGCCGACCTTGACGTGGCGTTTTACTATGGTTCGTCGCCATCACTTTACGAAAATCTGTGGATGGTCATTCCATGCAACACCTGATAGGTCATTTGAGTCCTGTCGTTCACCCTAAGAATTGGGGCTTGATCCGAGTTCCAGTTCGCAAGGTGAATGACACCTATATTGTCTACATAGCTGATGGGTATAACAGGATATATGACGCTGACACACTGCCATATAAGTTAAAGACCAAGATGGCTATGATTCGCGCAAGGGGGAATGACACCGCGCTGTTCGAGCCAGAGAACAGATTACAGAAGATGGCTATTTATATTAATAACCAATCAGAAGAGTTAGATGAAGTAGGTTGGAGGGTATCGCAAACGTACTACTGCTTGGTCTTAGACCGAGACACACTTGAAAGTTTAAAAGGAGAGAATCATGAGTGAGATGAAACGCATCAAGACTGAAGAAGATGAGGCATTTGAGTTGATTGAACAAGCCCAACGTTTACGCGAACAAAACAAAGAAGCACCTAATGTACTTAATACAAAGTTAACTGGGTGGGAGGTCAACTACTTATGTCAGTTGATGGAGTATGACCTTGACTCAATAGCTGAATGGGTAAGCCCTGAGATGGAGGATGTATGCAAAAACATAAAAGGTTTGCGATTTAAACTGGAGGGTTTACTATCATGACGCCTGAAGCGAAGGTCAAGGACAAGATCAAGAAGTTTCTTAAAGCAAACGCGATCTATTATGCAATGCCTGCTACTGGTGGGTATGGCGTGAGTGGTGTCCCTGACTTTCTTTGTTGCGTAAAAGGTAAGTTCGTAGGCATTGAGGCAAAAGCTGGCAAGGGCAAGACTACGGCATTGCAAGATAAAAACATGGGTGAAATCCGTGAATCAGGTGGCATAGCCTTTGTCATCAATGAAACTAACTTACATGAACTTGAGTACTTATTATGAATGAACAAGATCTGGAGAACCTACGTGAACTACACGCTGGGTTTGCCTTAGCTGGGTTATTAGTGAAAGGAGTAGATGTGAACCTAGCACCACACATGGCTTATGAATTAGCAGACGCCATGCAAGAAGCACGGCTAGCACCCGCTGGCATTGTATCAATTAAGAAACGTTTAACCAAAAAGGATAAATCCCATGAAGAAAAATAAATCAATAATGACACAAGTACGTACCATGTATAGTACTAACCCTAACTTGACATCTGGACAGATTATCAGTAAGCTGAACTGTAAACCTAGTCAGGCGTATGGTTCGCTGTACCTAGTGCGTAAGGAAGTTGACAATCAGGGAGTAATTAGTACTCCACCCAAGCGTGGACGCTCACGTAAGACTGCCTCTACGCTAGAACCAGTAGCAATGATGACAACAGATAAATCAATTACAGAGAAACTAGCGCCTGATATGGTCAATGCGCCACCGCATTATAGGCATGGAGGTATAGAGACAATTGACTACATAGAAGCAAAGAACTTGAACTATCGTTTGGGTAATGTAATTAAGTACATCAGCCGTGCTGGTAAGAAGACAGAGCAACTATTGGGGATCAAAGACCGTTTTGATTATTCAATAATGGATCTTGAGAAGGCTAAATGGTATCTTGACCGAGAAATCGAAATTGTTAAGGAGGACCGTGAGTATTTTAAAGTTCATAACCCACGATTAGTTTAAACCCAAGGGGCTTGCGCCCCTTGAAACC